GTAATTATCTTCATTTGTAAAACCAAGTATGTCACAATCTGTTTTAAGTGCATATTCTCTTCTATATTCATGGCCCCAATGATTTAATCTTTCATTAGACTCAAAACATTTTATTTTTTCCGATAAAAGTTCCAGTTCATAATATTTTTTTCTAATTTTTTCATCTGTTATTTTTCCATCATGAACTATATTTAATTTCCAATTTTCATAAGATTGAGATAAAAATGAATAAACTAAACAGTATAATTTATTGATTCTATTTGGTTCATCGTTTAAATATGAAGCTACTGAAAAACCAAAACTTAAATTTGACATATGCATCCTTGTTTTTTGGAATGTGAATGATAAATCATTTTATCGAAACTAGATTTAATTTAAAGTATTCTTTTATAAAATATAAGAAGCATTTAAATGAAAATTGGTTAAATTATAGATTAGAATTATTTAATAAATTCTGCGCCCCATCAGTTTTAGGACAAAAAAACAAAAACTTTTTTTGGATGATTAAATGTGATTCAGAAACACCAAATGAAATCTTAAACAAAATAAAAATAGATGATAGAATACATATTTATTTTAATAAAGATGAAAATTTAAATATAAGAAAAGAAATTTCTAATTTAAACCATCCATTTGTTTTCTCTAGATTTGACAGCGATGATATTTATAGAAATGATTTTACAGAAGAAATAAAAAATAATTCTTCAGTATATGAAGACGAATATCTTATAGATATAAATTATTCATCTTTTGATTTATCAAAAAATTTATTTTGTCAAAAAAATATTTATCCTTCTCACTTTGTAAGTATAAAAACAAATAATATTGAAAAAGACATTTATGAAGATAAACATGTTAATTATTCAAGTAAATATAAAATATTTAAAATAAAAGAAAATTTAGCACTAGAATTAATACATGGAAAAAATATATCTAATAAATTTAATGAAAATGCAAAAAAAATAGATATAAATTTATCTGATTATAATATACTGCTGTAAATAATTACTGACAATTGGCGAATAAATATTAAGCAACAAAAGGAGTTTATTATGAAGATAGAAATGGATGGCGAAAAGTATCTTCTTTTTGCAAGTGAAAATGTGAAGCGTGTTTTTTTAAGCAATAAGGTAGCCATATTTGATTTAGTAAAACTTTATAAAAATAAACCTTTTACTAAAACTGGCACATGTACAATTGTTAATGTTGGGAATACAAATGTCAGTATTTTAAATATAAAAGCTTTAGATTTTGAAACTCAGGAAAACATTAATTGTTTTGTGTTACATTGCGTAGGAAATTATAAAGAATTAACGCCAGTAGCAGCTAATAAATGGTCAGTAACTCTTTATTGTGGACATAAAGCGATTATTGATGAAACAGTTGATTCGATTGATAAAGATCATAAAGTTCATTGTTTTTTATGTGAGAAGAAAAATTAGGAATGAGCTATGTCAGAACTAATTATTGAGGAATTAAAAAAAAGAATTCAAGAACTTGAAGAAAAGAATAAAAAGCTGCGTAAAGCATGTCAAAGAGCGTTTGACTTCGTTGATGACGAAGACAACAATAAAATAGTAGTTAAAATGCCTTTCTCATTTGGTCTGCATTGTGATTTAGCCGAAGCTTTAGATATTCGTGACCTAAAAAATTTGAAGGATTAATATGGAAAAGGAAATGATAAATTTAATTTTTGCGATGTATCAGTTGTCTGGTGGGAATAATGGAGAATTGTTTGCGAAGCTAACAGTAGAAGAACAAACTGTTTTAAGGTCTATCGTTTTTTCAAAGTTATTTTTTAATACAGAGATAAAAAATGGCAATTAAAAGAAACTGCTTCTGCTGCAATAAAAAACTCAAAGGTTTATATACTAATATAGAAGATCCTCCGTATGACGCTGTATCTTTTTCATCAGATGGAAAATATGGAAGTTCTATATTTGATCCATATGAAGAAAATGCACGAATAGAAATTTATATATGCGATGAATGTCTTAAAAAGAAAGCGAAGCTTTCTTATTATTATGAACTAGAACAAAAAATAGAGATTAAAAATATTCAGTCTTTTGACAAGAAACTAAAACAGGATGAAGCTATTATTAAAGAAAGAACTAAAAAGTTAATAGCTGCCGTAAAGAAATTTAAGAGGATGAAGAAAAATGACAAGAGAAGAAGCTGAAATTTATTGCGAAGAAATTGGAGCAAACCCTTTGTATGCAAATGGTTATGACGATTGTATAATTGGAGTTGGAAGAATATTTCATGATTATAAAATAATCTATGACACTAATAAGATTTTACATAAAATGGTAGAAGAACAAGGCATGACAACTGAAGAAGCTATAGAGTTTTACGAATATAATATGGTTGGTGCATACATGGGCGAAGGCACTCCTATATTTTTGGAAAATCATAATGAACAATGAGCAGTTAAACAAAATAAAAGAAACATGGAAACCAAAAGTAGATAAGCATTATGGAGAATGCTATTTGGCAAATGCAAGATGTGCAATACATTTTCTTTTACTAGAAATAGAAAGGCTAAAAAATGACATTGCCACAAGAAAGAACAAGGAGTGTGATACAAACTAGAGATTTTTTAATAGATTTAATTAATCCCAAAAAAACGCCAAAAGTTCCAAAATACATAAGACTTTCAGCAAAAAGACTTTTAAGACATTTTCCTTGGGATTATCATTTAAAACAAATATCTAAAAAAAATCCTGATGTATTCGGTGACATAAATGACATATTTACTTTTTCTATTACTAATAATTTTAAGTTTTCTAACGATAAAAAGTATAAGAAAAAATCAAAAAATACTAAAAATCTTTGAAGAAGAGGCGAATAAGATTATAGATGAAAAGTGCGGTTTAGAAATATTAAAAGTTATTTGTTCAATAGAAAATAAAATACGGAAAATAAAATGACAGATGAAGAAAAAATTAAATTAGTTATAGAAACAAGAGATGTTTTTGGAGATCCAAGAAGATTGTGTTTGCTTCTTGTTGATGAGATTAAAAATCTAAGATTAGAACTGGAAAAAGCAAAAGCATATGACTACAGATCCTATGCACCGAATGTTTGGACGCAAGCAGGAGAAAAATATGTTTTCCTGCAATAAAAAAGATGGCAATGGATTTAAAATTGGTTTTAAGAATGGATATACTTTGTCAGTAAGATTTGGAGTAAGAAACTACTGCGAAAATTTAGGCAAAGAAGATAAGAAATTTTTAAAATCAAGTGATGCAGAAATAGCCATTATTGATCCAGCAGGAAAGCTAATGCAATTAAATGATCAAGATGCAATATTGGCAAATCAATCAGCAGAAGATTTAGTAGAAACGCTTTTTAAATATTTTATGATGAAAAATGAAACCTATTAATGTTTTTTTATTAGTGATTTTAGCATTGGTTGGAAGTTATTATAAACAATATATTTATCACAAGGAAATTGGTGAAAAATTAATGAATAACCTTTATGAGATGGAACAAAGAGTTATACCAGACGAATCTATTAATGATGTTCCTGCTTATTCAGAAAAACAAATGATAAAGATAAAAGTAATTCATGAGTGCCAACAACTTATTTATGAGGAGTTTAAGTTATGGAAGTAACAGAAGAATTTATTCAAGAGATTGAAAAAGACATGCAATCCAATAATGGAAATTGGGTTTCTAATGAAAATGTTACCAAGCTTATTGCAGAAATAAGAAGATTGAAAGGGCTTATTAAGCCATGTTGTCAGAAAAAGAATTGCGTGAAATAGAAAATAGATTATACAGAGCAACTCCTGGTCCTTGGGTTTCTTCGTATTCTGAAAATGGAAAAACAAGCATATATTCAGAAAGTAAGGAGCGAGCATATTTTTATCATGGAGAATGGATTGCAGATGTATCTACGGAAGAAGACTTAAAATTTTTAGTTAATTCTATAGAAGATATACAAAAGCTTTTGAAAGAAGTTTATAGGCTAAAGACTATTTTGGATAAAAACATGTATAAAGAAATTGTTGAAGCATTTTGTCATAAATTAAGTGGAAAAACAGATGACAAAAAGTGAGTTATTCAAAAGATTAAATGACATTCACATATCAAAAGTATATGTAATGTTTTCTTATGAAAATAAAGAAATATCAATAATAAGTAATGTAATTATCATGCAAGATCAAAGTTATGTTGTTGATTGGGGCGATGATGTTTATAGTGATAAATCATACATAGTAGAACCGATATATAAATATGATTTTCAAAATTATGATAGTGTAGATGGATTATTAACATGGGATGTATTAAAGAATAAAGTTATTATAAGTGGTGAAAAAAAGATTGTTACTCTAGAAAAATTTTCTGAAGAAGTATAGTAAATATATGGGCGGTAGTAGTTGATTCACTAGGCAGGGAAACTTCTACTAATTAGCCTTGTTGGCTAAACCGCCCACCAAACAAGGATTATCATGGAAGAAACTTTAAAAGTTTATGATATGTTTGCTGGTATTGGTGGTTTTTCTCTGGCTTTTCAACAAGCTGGTAATTACGAAATAACAGCCAACGCAGAAATAGACAAATATCCTAGCGAAGTATTAAAAAAGAATTTTCCATCTATACCAAACTTTGGCGATGTTACAAAAATAACATATCAATCAAATCAGTTTGATGTGATCGTGGGCGGATTTCCTTGCACAGACATTTCTATAGCAAGTAAAACAAAGGACGGTATTTATGGAAAAAGATCTATTCTCTGGAAAGAATTCTTTAGAGCAGTCACAGAAGTCAGACCAAAATATTGTGTCATTGAAAATGTCTTTATGCTCCTTAGAAGAGGGCTTAACACAATTCTCTCAGACCTTGCCAAAATCGGGTACGATGCGACTTATACGACCATTGATGCACAATTCTGCGGAACACCACAAAGAAGACGCAGAGTTTACATTCTCGGAGTCCGTGATGGAATCTCCGCCAACGCCGATATCTTCCAACTTGGAGAGCGTAGTACAACAGAATGTGAACGAAAAGTACAGTCTGTCAAAAAAAGCTTTAAGTGGTATTTTGAGCAGAGCGAAAAAAGGGAACAAGCCTTTGCCTACTTTACTCGCCAAAGAAGTGATCAATTTGATGAATGCGGAGTATCCTCCACATTAACTAAAAGAGATTATAAATCTTTTACAGATTTAGTAGTGTCTAAAGGAAATATACGAAGAGTAACGCCAACAGAAAGACTTAGACTGATGGGTTTTCCCGATGATTGGCATTTAACTAATGCCTCAGATACAGATAAGTATAAATATTGTGGAATGCATGTTCCTTCAGTTAAATATATTGCGGAATGCTTAAATAAATATCATAAGGAAACTATTAAGGATTGATCATGTTTGATTTTGCAAAAGCAGCGCCAACTTTTAATGAACACATTAAAGGTCAATTATTTTGGCATGAAGATTTTTTAAGACATTTCTTGCCAGAAATTGCATCTGTATATATGGAACCAGATAGTGTGGTATATGATTTTGGGGCAAGTACAGGCAATGTTGGATTAGCATTAAGAGATAAAATAAAAGAAAGAAATATTGAGTTTTATGCTATTGAAAAATGTCAAGAAATGGAACCGTACTATATTGGTGATTATCAAAGTCTAATAATAGGCGACATGCTAGATATATGTATAAGAGAGTTTTCTTTCGCAACAAGTATTTTAGCATTGTGCTTTATTCATCCAAGTAAAAGAACTGACTTTATAGAAAAACTTAAACACAAATGTAAGAATGGTGGAGCATTTTTAATTTTAGAAAAAATGATGCCTCATGGTGGCTATCTTGGTACTGCCTTAAATCGTATTACTTGGAGAAATAAATTAGAAAATGGCGAGTCTCTTGAACAAGTTGTATACAAAGAACTTTCTCTCAGCGGTGTACAATATCCATTGTGCGAAAAAGAACTAGAAGGATTTAAACTTATTTGGGCGTATGGTGATTTTCGTTCTTATATTTGGACTAATGGCTTTTAATATATGGCGTATTTATATACGCTATGGAATATAGACCTTATATAGAACTGTTGATTTGGTATATAATTTATTTTTTAATTATGTACTCTATGGAAGAAGTTCTAAATGAAAAGTAGTTATTGTCGAATAAACTAATATAACCCTAACTCAAGGAGGATTTATGTTCAAGTTTCTTAAGAATATATTTGTAAAGTCTGAAGATCAAATCAATTTAGCTATATTAAAAACAAAGTTGCAAGATCTAGAAATAGATAACAAGGATTTTGAAATAGTAAATAATAACTTAAAAGATGAAAATAAGGAACTTACTAATAGAATAAAAGAACTAAACATTAAGCTTGATTCAATTAAAATTATATTGGATTCTATTAACAAATAATTATGGGCGGTAGCAATTTACCGTGGTGGGATAAGTTGCGTGATCTTGTTGATCAAACCGCCCACCAAGATAGGAGATAAAATGGAAACAGGGAATTTAGTTTTTACAAGAAATTTTGGAGAGTCTTTTACTATTTTCACTCCATCTGGAAACATAGTAATAACACTTCTTGCAGATAAGATAAGCATAAATAAAGCAAAAGTAAAAATAAATGCTCCAAAAGATTTTAAAATTATGAGAAATGAAATTATCAATACAACGAGGGATAAAAAATGAACAGGCGACACTTTTTACAGCATACAACAGAATTTGCTTCTCTTGCATTAGTATCTAATCTATATGCACAGCAAGAAACCATAAAGAAAAATGGAAAAAGACTCATTGTACTTTGGATGAGTGGTGGCCCAAGTCATATGGATTTATGGGATTTGAAGACAGGAGAATCAACTGGTGGAGACTTTAAACAGATCAAAACTTCTGCAAACGGAGTGCAGATTAGTGAGGTATTGCCAACAGTTGCTGAACAGTTCAAACACTTGGTGGCTATTAGATCTTTGGTTACTAATGAAGGCAGTCATGAGCGTGGCACATTCTTAATGAATACGGCCAAGCAACCAAACCCAGTAGTGCAATATCCAGCTATGGGCGCAGTTGTATCTTCTATGATTGGCTCTAAAGAGTTGCCATTACCTAATTTTATTGGAATTGGTGGAACTGCACAACGCATTGGGCCAGGATTCCTTGGCGCAATGTACACTCCTTTTGTTGTGCAAAATCCTGGCGTTCCTCCAGAAAATATAAAGCCACCATCAGAAATTGGCAATGAAGAAGAGCGTCTTAGAAGAAGGCAGAGATTATTCTACGGAATAGAAGATGAGTTTGCTGCAAAGATAATGCCTCATGTAAAAGGTGCAAAAGACAGAGAAAGTTTAGGTAATGTCGCACAATCACATGCTTCTATATATGGTAAAGCATTTGATCTAACTATTTCGCCACTTAGAACTGTATTTGAAATAAAGAACGAAAGCCAAGCGACTATAGATGCTTATGGCGGTAGGATGAATCAGTTTGGCATGGGATGCCTTCTTGCAAGAAAATTAATTGAGAAGGGAGTTAGTTGTGTTCAAGTGGATCTCGGCGGATGGGATAATCATAATAATATCTTTTCTACTATTAGGAATGGTAATGGCCCTCGGCTTGATAAAGGTTTTGGAAACCTTGTAAAAGAACTAAACGATATTGGTCTTTGGAAAGATACTGTAGTTTTATGGATGGGCGAATTTGGTCGTACACCTAAGATTAATCAAAATGGTGGACGAGATCATTGGGCAAGATGTTGGTCTATAGTAGTAGGCGGAGGTTCCATTAAGGGTGGACAAGCTTATGGTTCTACTAGCAAAGATGGTTTAGACATTAAGGATAAGCCATGCTCAATAGGCGATGTATATGCTACTGTTTATAAAGCTTTAGATATGGATCTATCTGCTCAAATTAGAGACAACATTGGACGACCCATGGCTATTACAGAAGGAAAACCTCTAGATATCTTTTAAAGGAACAATCATGCTTAAAAAAAATGCAAGGATGACAAAGTGTTTAGGGTGGTGCGATAAAGAATTTTTATCACAAAATCCAATTTATTATAGAATTTGCCCTAAGTGTAAAGATAGGTATAATAAAGCAGCAGAAATTAAATCAGTTGCTAAATATAAAAAAGAAAAAGATTAACTATCTTATCAAATGTTAAGATGTGTAATATTTTTATTTTTAAAATAGTCATAGCTGATATTGATAAAAAAAATAAATCTGTTAATTTTTTGTCTTGGTTGTCGAATAAAAGAGTAGATGGTTAGTGTGTTGCTAATCGTTGTTTTTTCTTTAGGAGGAAGTATCATGTTGAGTTTTGTTATGGCTATTGCCATTGCTACGAGTTCTGAGACTTTGGATGGTATCAGGCTTCGTGGTGGTTCTTCTTGCTCTAATGGAAGTTGCGGTGTTGCTGCTGCTCCAGTAGTAGAAAAGAAGGCTGAAACTTCAACAAAGCAGGAAGTAGTTCAGAACTCTTGTGGTTCTGGCGGATGCAGTTCAAGGCATCGTGCTTTTAAGCTTCGTTGTCGTTAATAAATGCAAGAAGGGGGCGAAAGCCCCCTTTAAGCTTTTAAGGAGCTATAATGAACTGCAAAACATGCAATGAAGAAATTCCAGACTATATTTACTTAGAAGAAAGTACCATAGAATGGCAATGTTTTGATTGTTCTTTAAAAGAAAATATGAAATGTGAAATATGCAATGAAATTTTAAATATAAATAAGATAGATAAGGCGAATAGTATATTAGGTGACAGTTGGATAGAAATGTGTGACAGTTGTGCGGAGGAATTTAATGAAGGTAGGGAGACTTACAATATTAGAAGAAGTAGAATCTAAAAAAATGCCATCTGGACAGATTTGCAAGATGGTTAAAGTTTTATGTGATTGTGGAAAAGAAAAAATTATTTATTTAAACAACATAATGAATGGAAGAACTGTAAGTTGTGGATGTTACAAAAAAGACTCTGTTATTAAACAAAACAAAGCTAATAAAGAAACTACAATATGGGTAGAATACAAAGACGAAATAATAACATTCGTTGAATTTTGTAAAAAAAATAATCTTGATTACTTCTTTGCTAAGAATAGATATATTATGGGGTGGGATTTGGAAAGCATCATACAAATACCAAAACTGAAATAGCCATGTCATATTTTTTTAATGTTTGGATAGAATACATCGGTTGTGATAATGTAAAGAAAAGAAAGTTTTTAAAAAAAATTAATGATTATAATGATTGTTTACCATTATTATTAGAAAGCGAGTATATAAAAGAATACCTTTTTATGCCAAAATGCATTGTTATATTAGAGGATACATTTGGAAATGACATGAGACTAAAACCATTGTTTGAAAATGATAAGTTTTTTCTTTTGTGTGAATAATGAAAAATGTTTTTTTCAAATTAAATAACGAAAAGTTTTATGTTATAGCTGGAGATACAGCTAAACGAGAAAAAGAAAAATTAAAGTGTTCTTGGAAAACATTGCTTAGTGTTTTATGTAAAGAAAATTTTCCAAATATAAAAAAGGTGACAGAAAAAACAGAAAATAATCATATTGTTACAATACCATTTTTTGAGGAGTTAATTTTTTTTGTAATGACAATTATGTATAAAGATAAAAAAATTTTTGTCGTAACAGCAAATGAAAAGGTTAAAAAGTTTAAATTAAAAAAATTTGGTAAGTGGATAGCGGAATTAGAATGTGGGCATACTTTTTTAATGGATAGCGGAGTAGATGATTACAGATTTATAAAAAGAATATTTTGTCCTACATGTATGGAGAATACCGATGGTTCAGTTTTTAAATGAATTAAAAACATTTATAGAAAACAAAAGCGATGAATGCAAACTAAAACCAGAATTAAAAATTACTGAATCAAAAATTTTGTTTATTACATCAAATAACTATTTAATATCAAAATATTTTTTAGATGTATGCGAAAAGTTTTTGAATAATAAGAATTTAATAATTACTGAAAATAAAAAAACTTGTTTGAATTTGGAAAAATCATTAGAAGATATTGTTTCTATTATAAAAGAATCGTGTCATTATGGATTTGATCATGCAATATTATTGAATAATTATGATATTTTTTTTGATGATGAAACATGTATTAGTGTTGCAAAAGAATTAATTGATTATTCTAAAAATTCAAATGATAACTTAAAAATGATTATAATTTTGACAAACAGATCAAAAACTATAGAGCCGTTTTTAATGCACAGTCCAAATCATTTAAAAGTAAATCAAGCATGGTGTCTCGGTAAATATATTTGTAGGAAAATCGAAGAAAAGAGTATGGAGCAAATACTTTCTGAAACGATTAATGCAGTTAATGATACTCTTAATTGTAAATATTATTAAAGGCATTTCTATTGGTGTGTTTATTTATTTTATGATTAAATTTTTAAGGAGAGGAATATGAAGTCTCTAAGATCTGATCTACACAGCGAAATTAGTACAACCAGCGGTTCTTTGGTTTTAATACCTCTAGAAAAATTTCAAGAACTAATAGGTTTTTCAGACGATGAAGATTTTGAAATTGTATCTGAAATAATTGATAACGGCGGAGATATTATAAACATAAATCCATATGTAAATTTAGAGGTAAGAAAAAGATTTACTTTAAATGCAGACGGCACAAATGATACGGTTATTCAAATAGCACCAAAAAATGAATCTAAAGACTTTGTAAGACTTTTAAACAAGGATGAAGAGACATTAGAAGAATTTTCTTTGCGTAAGAAAAAAGAATTAAAAATGAATACCGAAGAAATGATTAAGTCATTTACAGATATTAGAAACGAATACTTAGAAAAGATGGATATAAATGATTAACAAAGAAAAAATAATGCATAGAATAAAAAAAGGAAATGAATTAGCAGAATATGTAGCTAAGTATCTGAATCATAGATATGGATATAATTTTAAAAAAGTGGGATTACAAGAAGATAAAGAATCAATGATTGATTATAGGTGTGATAAATATAATAAAACTGCTCAATTTAAATGTCGTGATAACCAATCTGACATAATTTATGAATGTTGGAAATTTATACCAAGAGAAAACAATCAATTTGAAAATGTTCCTGGTAGAGATGTAAGGACAAAAGCGGATTTTTATATTTGTTTAAATTCATCTAAGACAAAGATAATTGTTGCAGAAACGAGCAAGATTAAAGAAATAGCAAAAAATTCTATTAATGAAAAAACAATAGAAAGCGTTGCTAATATATACAAAGAGGCTAAATTAAAACCGACAAAAAGTAAATTTTTAAAATCAAATTCAAATTTGTCTGAGGTTTGTTTTAAGATAGATGAAGGAAAAGATACAAATGAATATGGAAAAATATTAATTTTTATACCATTTGATTCAATAAAAGAAGCAAAAGTAATCGACTTAAAACCAAAAGAAAACATATTAGATGAACGGAGTTGGAACTAATGCCATACTTTTCAATAGTAACACCTACGAATAATGGACAATATTTGCCAAGACTGTCTAGGTCTTTAGCAAATCAAGCTTTTAAAGATTTTGAATGGGTAGTTTTACCAAATGGCAATGCTACTATTGATTTGGATTCTTTAAGTTTAAAACCAAGAATTATAAATTCATCCAAACCAGATTCAAAACTAATAGGTTTATTTAAAAAAGAAGCGTCAATGGCTGGGAAAGGTCATGTTATTGTCGAAGTTGATCACGATGATGAATTAACTCCAGATTGTTTAGAAGAGTTGCATAAGTGTTTTAATGAATCTGAATCTATAGATTTTGTTTACTCAAATTGTGCAGAGATAGACTTTAATGGAAAACCATTTGTTTATTCTGATGTATATGGATGGAGAAATAGACCATTTGAATATAATGGAAAAAAACTTTTAGAATTGATTTCTTTTGAACCTTCAGCAGCTTGCTTTTCAAAAATATGGTTTGCACCAAATCATGTTAGAGCTTGGAAGAAATCTTTTTATGAGAAAATCGGTGGACATAATGAAAAAATGGATGTCTTAGATGATCATGACATTCTTTGCAGAACATATATACATGGAAATGTAAAACACTTGGATAAATGTCTTTATATATATTATAGGCATAAAGGAAATACATGTTATGGAGAGAAAAACGCTTTTATTCAAGAGGAAACACTAAATATACACGATAGATATATATATCAATTAGCAGAAAAATGGTCAGACTTAAACGGTCTTTTAAAAATAGATCTATGTGGCGGTTTTAATAGTCCTGCTGGATATAAATCTGTTGATCTAGAAAACGGAAATATCGTACACGATTTAAATAATCCTTGGCCTTTTGAAGACAATTCTGTTGGTGTTATAAGGGCGCACGATGCATTAGAGCATTTAAAAAACCCAATCCATGTTATGAAAGAAGCTTATCGTTGCTTATCTCCTTTGGGATGGTTTTTAACACAAACTCCATCAACTGACGGAAGAGGAGCTTTTCAAGATCCAACTCATATAAGTTTTTGGAATAGTAATAGTTTTTGGTATTATACTAAAGCAGAAACCGCAAAATATATTGGAACACCAGTAAGATTTCAATTAAATAGAATTAAAAATTTCTTCCCAACAGAATGGCATAAAACTCACAACATCTTATATGTTAAAGCGGACTTATTAAAAATATCAAACGATATAAGAATACCAGGAGAAATATCTATTTAGCAATTTTTAAAAATGCTTCTTGTTGTTCTTTCGGGCCAGCAAATTTAATTGAATTTGATCCATACTTCCTTATTAAAACAAGCATGTGTTTGGCTATATAATTTATTACAGATTTTCCTAATTCTGAATCAGATGCATTTTCCCACACTTCTTGACCTAGCATGTGGGCAAAACCAAGATCATTTTGTTTTGGTGCTGGATAAAACATTAAACCAAGATTATTGGGTCTAATGGTTTCATCGCCTGGCAAAATACCTAAAACCCAAGAACAAGACCACTTTCTACATATTTCCGGTCTTGTATCATAAATCATACAGCCTTTGTTTTGGTGATGACAATTTGTATATTCTGGCTTGTTTAGTTCTTGAACAATTAAAATTGTGCAACAAACATCACAATCACTACAATGTCTATCAGCCAATGGTAAATTGATCATATATTATCCATGCCAAATTTTTTCTTCTGGACCCAAAAGTCTAGCCAAGGTAAACAAAAAATCACTCAATCTATTTATATATACAACTATTTTCTTTAGGTTTTGATGAACTTCCATTAATTTGACTAAATCAATTTCAACCCTTCTACATACTGCTCTTGCTAGATGAATTTCACAATGATTAAAAGGTATTATAAAGTTTTTCAATGGCTTTAAAAGCTTAGTCATGTCGTCAATTTTGCCTTCTATTTCTTTAATATGCTTGTCATCTATTCTTGCTTCGCCCGTAGCTATTTCAGCGCCTATATCAAATAAATGTTTTTGTATGTCTACAATAAAATCATAAGCGTTTTGAATTTTTAATTCTAAAACATATTTTTGATTTACTAAACCTATTGAAGCGTTAAGTTCATCAACACTTCCTAACAATTGAATGTGTGGGTCAGTTTTTGGAACACGCCCAACTTTAGGCAAAAAGGTTGTTCCATCATCTCCTGTTTTAGTATAAATTTTCATTCTTGCTCCATTCCATTATTTTTAATTTTGATTCCATACCTATTTTTGTAAATGGAAAACCATGAAAACCAAATGGTTTATCAAAAAACTCAGGTCTTTTATGTTCGATAGAAAATTTAAAAGCTGTTTTAATGTCTGGGAATTTAAAACCATTATCTACTAATTCATTATATGATTGATTGCATATTTCTAAATCTTCATTGAATATAATTTGTTTATCTTTATATTTATTAGATATAAACTCTAAAAGTTTTTTTGATCTTAAACTAAATCCGCCATTACCAACTTTATTTATGTATTCATCATTTTTCCAAGGTGCGCCTATATAATCATATTCTAAGAATGAATCATCCCATGAGTTTGGATTTATTATAAATCCATCGTGTTGAATCACTAAAACATACTTAGTATTAATAAATTTATTCAAATCTACTAAAATAAATTTACTATATTCTTCTTTGCTTTTTATTTTATTGACTTGTATATGTTTTATTTTGTTTGTTTTTACTTTTTGTTCATCAGATATAAAAATAGATTCTTTAAAATTAAAGAATTGCATACTATACAACATAGCTGCAATCGCTTTTTTATGATTAACGCAATCTACAGAACAAATAGTTATGTCTTCAAAAAAATTCATAAAGACATATTAATCTTTTTCTATTAGAGTCAATAGATATTTTTTCAAAAGTTGGTTTTATTTCAAACCATTTCAATAATGTATTTTCATCTATATTATGATGACAGTTATTTGGTTTATTCCACTTATATGGAACTGATATTATAGCTTTGTTAACTATTTTTTTTATTTGATTAAATACTTCTGTTTGTTTGTTTTTAAAATGTTCAAAAGTTTGTAAACATATTAATAAATCAAATCTTTCTTTAAAATCCCAAGGGGTTTTTGTGCAATCAAAAACATGATTGATTTCACTATTATATTTTGAATCTATTCTTGTTGAATTTAAACATAGCGGAAAAGATGAGCAACCTAATTCAAGAACAGACTGAGGACTTAAACTCTTTGCTAGTTCTATAGCATCATTATAATAATTCCATCTATTTATAAAATATTTATCTTCTAAACACTTTTTATTATAGTCTGCTTTTGTTATAAATTTAATCATTTTTTAGGAGATTTAGTTTTAATGCCTAATTTTTTATATACATTTCTAGCTTTTGGATTAT